TGGGACCGTTAGTGCCGCCACCCGTTGTAGTGCCGCCCGTGCCCGTGCCCGTCGTAGTGCCTATGGGACCGTTAGTGCCGCCACCCACACTTGTAATGCCACCAGTGCCCGTGCCCGTCGTAGTTCCTATGGGACCGTTAGTACCTAGAGTAGATATACCCCCAGTGGCCGTAGTAGTAGTTGCCGCAGGCATAGACCCGGGTTTAACGGTCCCCGGACCAACGCCCGCCGGAGTGGTAGCGGAGGTAAGTAACCCTTGAAGGGTTTTTAAGTTAGAAGAGTTTATCCTGTCCCCTACTTTTCCAGTGTACCCAAGATCTATCATGTCTTGGGTAACCTTAAACCCCTGCTTTATTGCGCCACTTTTTAACAAAGCAGCGGCGGCAGCGTCTTTTTTTGAAACCGTGGCGGCGGGAAGAGCTCCGGGTGTAACCGTTCCGGGGCCGACACTAGCAATGCCAGTGGCAGGAGCAGGGGCCGCAGGAAGAGCCCCGGGTTTAACCGTGCCGGGGCCAACGCCCGCCGGAGTGGTAGCGGAGGTAAGTAGCCCTCTAAGGGTTCCTAAGTTAGAAGAGTTTATCCTGTCCCCTACTTTTCCAGTGTACCCAAGATCTATCATGTCTTGGGTAACCTTAAACCCCTGCTTTATCGCGCCACTTTTCGTCAAGGCTGCGGCGGCAGCGTCTTTTTTTGAAACCGTGGTGTTTGTTGCAGGGGGGAAAGTTCCGGGACCGCCCGTTGCCGTAACACTGGCAATTCCGGTCGCCGGAGCAGTCGTATTAGTATTAGACCCACCACCATCTGGTCTGCCAGTTCCGGGACCGCTGGTGCCGGAAGATGTACCGACTTTTGTATTAGTTAGCAAACCACGACCTATAAGAGCCTGCTTCCCGTCTGGATAAGTAACAGAAATCATGTCTTGGTTGTTTCTAGGATCGTTTTCGTTAATTATAACTTGCTGACCGTGGTAAGGATCTGCCGGAAAGCTCTGGCCGCTTTCCGTGAAGGCAGGGGTGTTAACTGTTGCAGTTGTGACAGTGCCAGCATTAGCGGGAGTTCCCAGAAGATTGTCGAGGTTTATGCTAGTCTTCGGGGCATTACTGCCACCGCTGTCAGGTTTACTGGCCGGAGGGGTGTAGGTTACGCCCGTGGCCTTAACCAACTTGTTAACTGCCTCGACGGCATCCCGAGACAACGATGTTCCAACCCTTCCGTTATACCCAAGGTCGATCATTGCTTGGGTGATTTTTGTGCCGGGGGCGATGTTTCCGCTCTGCAACAGCTTCAAAGCCGCAGCGTCTTTCTTTGCTTTTGCTTCGGCTGTTTTCTTGGCCTCGGCAGCGGACTTGGCCTCAATCTCGGCCTTGGCCTTTACCGCAGCCTCTTGTTTTGCTTTTTCGGCTGCGGCGGACCGGGCCACGAGAGCATCCGTCGCGGCTTTGTCTTGTGCGGCCTTGTCTGCTGCGGCTTTTTTGTCTGCTGCGGCTTTGGTGGCTGCGGCCTTGTCTGCTGCGGCTTTGTCTTGTGCGGTTTTATCGGCGGCTTTTTTGGCATCCGCAATTTTTTTGGCTTCTGCTTCTCTTTCTCTTTTGTCAGAAGAGGAGCTTGTCATGGTGGACGAGGACGAGGACGAAGTCGTCGTGGTCTTGGCCGGAGTAGCCGTTACCGTCTTAGTACCAGAAGGCGTTGAAACCGTCTTGGTCGGAGCAGGCGTAGGCTTAGGCTTAGATACCGTTACCGTCTTGTTTCCCGGTCCTGCAGATATCGTCTTAGACGGAGTCGGAGCCCGCGTACCCGTGGACCCGCCATCTTTAAACTTGTTCTGTTCCGGAACGGAACCTCCCGAAGCTTTTCCAGCACCCGTGCACATCAGAAGTCCCTCCTAAACAAGCCGCCAAGGCGTCCGTATCCTAAGCGCTCCAAGATAGCACTCGTTCGGTCAACCATAACACCACTCGATACGCCAACCAAGGCCGCTTTGCAGCCACTATCTTTACACCACCACTCGAACCGACGCAGCATACGTACAGACTCGATGGTCCCACGATACTCCGGGCTCACATACCATACGTCGTCAAATCCGCAAAGATCGTCAGAAAACCACATCGAGCCAATGTGCCCGAAGAATACGCCCTGAATCGCGCCATCTGCCTCAATGACGCAAGTAAAAAGCCCGCTGTCAGGAAGCAGGAAGTCATAAACCGCTCCCCGAAGCCGTGCCTCAGAAACATCAAAAACCGAGAACATCGTCTCGGTATGCATCTTCATAAGAAGATCAAAGATCGAACCGCGGTCCGAGGGCTGCGCTTCGCGGATCATTGCTGTTGCGAGAACTTCTCATAGACCGTCGGCGTCGAGCGGGTTTCGGGAATAGACATGATCCCCGAACCTTGGCTTTGAGGACGCCTACCGGAGTTGTTAAAGTCGTTCATCATCTGACTCCCTAGCGCTGCCACCGCTTCAGGACTTGCTTGCTGCGGCATTAGACTTTGGTTGAGCTTCATCAGAGCCTCCCTGCGCGAGGCATCCTCGGTTGGAGCCTCGGTCGGAGCAGCCGGGGCTAACGCTGAAATGCCTCCAGTATCGGAGTATTTACCCATAAAGCCCCCGGCCCCAGTCCCGCCAAGAATGGCGCTGACGTAGTCTTGCGTCTCCTTGATAGCAGGGACGCCGCCCGCTTCAGTTACCCTCCGTGGCCCAGAGTTGTAGGCCGCAAGCGCCAAAGAGTAGTCGCCCCCAAACTTGTCGAGCATGGCCCGCATGTATTCGGCAGCAAAACGTAATGACTCGACGGGATCGTTTGTGTCCGCAATAGGTCGGACCCCGTACCCCGGATCTCGGGCAGTGGAGGGCATGATCTGGGCAATACCGCTTGCACCAGCGGAACTGGTGCCCGTCGTCCTAAACTTATTTTCGCGGTCCATCTGCCGAACAAAAATGTTCGGATCGATCCCGTACTTCTGGGCCATACTCGCCGCGAGTTTTACGTAGTCCGTGGGATCCATGACGGATTATTTTTTGCGCTTGGCAAGAACAGACCATACGGCGACAATAAGTGTCGCTGCCGCGCCACCGATTGTAGTAGCCGTCTCGCTGTCAACCAGACCTTTGCCGACTAGGTACCCGCCAATGGCGGAGGCAAGTGCGCGGACAATGCCGCCAATTTCGAGAGCTCTCATTTTTTTAGACCCCTGAATAGCGCCAAGATGGCGTTTATGATGGTAGCAAAGATCGACTCGGTCGGCTTGTCCGTATCCACTGTATGCATGTCGGCAAAGGGTGGAGTCAAGAAAAGCGCTGCTTCGGCCTCGCGTCGGTTAACTAGGCCCTTGGACACAACGCCCCCAGCCCTGTTCCACATCCGAAACGCGGCAGCGGCCTTGTCTTTGTTTCCAGCGTTCAGCTCTCGCAGCACAGTGGATTTAAAGAACGCCCCAGTTCCTATGTTGAAAGTCAAACACACACAGGCCCCGAACTCGTTGGCGTTTACCTTGGCCGTGATCATTCGATCAACAGCCTTGGCAAACTTATCGACAGTCAAACGCAGTAGCTCATCGGCGCGGTCTTGTGTGATCGTTTGACCCTTTGTCGGTTTAATCCCGACATCCGCCGCTTCCGTGATGCCATATCCGATAGTCCACACGCCAGCACTACACTGGTAGGCCTGCAACTTGCAGCCCTCAAACCTTTTGATCAGCTCAAGCGTGGCGTGGTTAACGGACATATTAGAACTTCTTGGCTTGGGTCTTACCCCGCGTTGCACAGCCATCGACCTTGCCGCCTTTGGCAAAGCCACGGGAAACAAGCGGCTTCATCGGCTGCTTTGCCATCATGGCTGCAGCCATGGCCCGAGGGTTGGTCTTTGCCATAGGTGCACGGGACGCCATTTTAGCTGCAGCCATCGCGGCCCTTGGATCTTGCTTCATCATCATGTCAGTATGTCCCCGAAAATTTCTTGCCAGATACAGCGCCACGATTACCGCGAGACATCACAGTACCACCTTTTTTGTACTGTGCCGCCGCGCCTTTACGTCCCGTCATAAGTTCCTTAGCAAACTGCATCACCGTGCTGCGGTCTTTTTGGGTCGCGGCATCAGAGCGAAGTTTGCTCATTTCCGCTTCCGTTTTTTTCTTGGTAACCGGGCTTCCGTCCAGTTTCGTAACGGTAATAGCCTCTACCTTTATGCCCTTCAAGTCGTCAGGGCGCTTTGGAGGACGAGGGATCTTGGTTGGAGCAGGCGAAGATTTAGCCTCTTCAGCATAATCC